TTACCAATTTCCAAGCGAAGCAAAGGGTGACCAAATAATAGTTAATACGGATAGATTAACATTATCTACAAAGGGTGATGATATATTTTTAATATCAAATCGTAATCTTTCTATATTTGCAAATGATACGGTTAGTATAGATGCTAGTTCTATTGATTTTACTGCCAACGATGGTAATGTAAGAATTACTGCACAAGCAAATAACGATGTTATTATTGCAGTTGAAGGTGGTAAAGTTTTATTGGGAGCAGATAATAGTGAGGGTTCGGTTGATGCAAATCAAATGATATTGGGTAATAAATTAATTAGTTTGATAGATAGATTAATTCAAGCAATTAACTTAATGACGATAGCAACACCATCTGGTCCATCTGCACCTGGTCCTATTGATAAGGCAACATTCACCGGATTAGCAAATGAATTAAAAGATTGCCTTTCATCTACTAATTATTTAGTATAATGTCCTGGAGTATTTTTAAGCAAGAAATGGTGTCAAAGATGGAAAACTCTTCATTCAAGAGTACGGATGAATTTGCCGATTTCTTTACTGAAAAATACGATGAATGTATGCAAAGAGGTTCAGATTTAATAACAGGAAATACTGTAATTAGAGGTAATACTGAATTAATGCGGTCAATTATATTATATGCGCTTGAGGTTGGTAAAAATTCAAAAACGGAAGAATTTTATAATCAATCCATTTCTTTATTAGGAAAAGGAGCAGTTGCATATTGGACTGGGGCAGAGTTAGGAAAAATACCACCCAAAACCCCAGCTCCGGGTACTATATTAAATTTATCAGTTGTTTCAAATATTGTAATAACTCCTGGCATATGGCCAGAAATACCATTTCCAGTTTTACCAAATACATCTAATAATCCATATTTAGATGCATTCATTTTTCAAGCTACAATACATTTAATAACCATATCTGGCTTATGTTCTACAATATCTCAATACCCACCCCCTTCCCCACCGGGACCTGGTTTATTGCCTTGGGTTGGTTATAAAATAGATATATTAACATTAGATAATGGTTTAAGCCTATTAAACGATGTTGGTATAGATACTTCAATTGCAGATTCTGCTCTAAATGCATTAGATACTATATCCAATATAAAAGATACTTTAAGTGGTGTAATAATGTAATAACTGCCTTTAAATAAAATATTCACATTTTTAATAACATATATTTATATAAGATAAACTACAATATTTTTTATGAATCAGACAGAATTAATTAAAGGATTGGTAAAGGTTTTAAGAGAAGATATTAGAAAAACTCTTAAAGAGGAAATCCGCAAAGCAGTTACAGAGGTACTGAATGAAGAATTACAGACACCATCTAAACCATCAGTAAATGAAAATTACCAAGCGGTTTCAAAGGATGATGGTAATTGGGGTGAAATGCGTTTTAATAGAAATAGCGTAAACCCATCAAATCCAGTAAAACCAATTATCACACCCGATATGTTTGGGTATGATGCAAACGCATTTGGAGAACAAGCAAATATGCAAGATACTTATTCACAAGCCGGTCCATCGGTTGAGCAACAAGCAAGAATGTTAGCACATAAGAACCCAGAGGGTGTTGAGTTAGTAATGAAAGCAATGAACAGAGATTATTCACAATTAGTTAAGAAGTTTAAGAAATAATGGCATACGAACTACAAAAGAAATTCATTATAGATACGCAAGACAAAAGTGTCGGTGTATCTTTGCCATTTACAAAAGGTAATAATGGTTTCTTTGCAGTTACTTATACTACAAAAGAACAAATAAAATCAGACCTTAAAAATTTGATTTTAACTAATAGAGGAGAGCGTGTAATGCAACCTGAATTTGGTTGTAATTTAAGACAAGCTATTTTTGAGCAGATTGATGAGGGTGGTGTGTATGAATTTATACAAAACGAAATAGAAACTTCAATACAAAGATGGTTGCCATTTGTAATAGTAAATAATATAGTTGTAGATTCCGATGCAAACTCAAAAGATAATAATAGAATAAGTGTTAAATTGGATTATACCTTATCATTTGCTGGTAACAATTCAAGAGACTCATTAAATATAACAGTATAATATGGCACTACTACCTACCGAAAAGACTTGGGGTAAAAATAATAAGGAGATAAAATATCTTAATAGAGATTTTGCATCTCTACGTCAATCCCTTATTGATTTTACAAGAACTTACTACGCAGATACTTTCAACGATTTTAACGAAGCATCGCCGGGTATGATGTTTTTAGAGCAAGCAGCTTATGTGGGTGATGTTCTTTCTTATTATACAGACGCGCAATTAAAAGAATCTTTTATCAATTTAGCTGGTAACTATAAGAATATAGTAACTCAAGCTCAAAATTTAGGATACAAACCAAAATTATCTCGCCCAGCAACAACTACACTTTCCGTATATCAAACCGTTCCAAATATAGGAACCGGTGTAAATAACAAACCAGATTACTCATACGCTTTAAAAATAAAAGAAGGTATGCAAGTAAAATCTGGATTAAATAATGAATTAACATTTATAACAACCGATGATGTTGATTTTAACGATGCATACGAAAGAGAAGTTAGTGTATTCCAAACATCTGGTACTGAAACATCTTTATATCTTTTAACAAAAAAAGTAAAAGCAATTAGTGCAGAAGTTAAAACTGAAACATTTAATGTTGGTGATTTTACAAAAAATCCAACTTATACAATAACTGATACTAACTTTGTTGGTATAGAAAAAATAGTAGATTCAAATAGTAATGTATATTATGAAGTTCCATATTTGGCTCAAGAAACAATATACACTAAAACTCCAAATGTAGAATCAAATGACCCGGAATTGGCACAATATCGTTCTACCACTCCTTATTTATTAAAGTTATTAAAAACTCCACGTAGATTTACAACAAAGGTTATAGACAACGAAACCGTAGAAGTTCGTTTTGGTGGGGGTAGTGGATTAACTAGTGATGAGTTACTAATACCATCTACTAAAAATGTAGGATTAGGATTAAATAATTCAATAGATAAGTTAGGTGAATCGTTTGACCCAACTAACTTCTTAAAAACATCTACATATGGTATAGCGCCATCCAATACAACTTTGACTATAACTTATTTATCCGGTGGTGGTATAGGTTCAAATGTATCTGTTGGTGATTTAAGAACATTAGGTCTAATTGAATTTGATGAAGACCTTTTACAATATACACCAATTACATTACCATTATATAACCAATCAAAACAATCGGTAGCAGTTACTAATTTAGAGCCGGGAGTTGGTGGAGCAGGTGTTGAAACATTAGAAGAAATTCGTGAAAATGCAATTGCTAATTATGGTTCTCAAAATAGAGCTGTGACCCGTAAGGATTTTGAGGTAAGAACATTAGCAATGGATTCACAATTTGGTAGTGTGGCAAAGGTATTCGTTCAGCAAGATACTGCATTAGATGATACAAAAATCCAAGCCGTTTTAAGAGATGATACTGCTAAACAACAATTTTTAAATTTAGTAAAAGCATCAGTAGGAAAAACTGATACTGAAATAGGTGACCAGTTAGAACGATATGTTTTACAACAAAAAACTATAAACGCTGAATTTAACAATCCGTTTGCTATTAATATGTATCTGTTAGGATACGATGTGAATGGTAATCTTACAGTATTAAACGATGCAATCAAACAAAATCTTAAAACATATTTAGAAGAATATAGAATGTTGACAGATGCGGTTAATATGTTAGATGGGTTTGTTATTAATGTGGGGATAAACTATGAGGTTACAATTTATAGTAACTATAATAAGAGAGAGGTATTATTAAAAGCAAACAACGCATTAAAGAATTATTTTGATATTACTAAATGGCAAATAAACCAACCAATAAATTTAAGTGAAATTGAATTAGAGATAGCTAATATAGATGGCGTTTCGGCAGTTCAAAAAGTTGAGGTTATAAACTTAAAGGGTGGTAATTATTCAACTTATGGATATAATGTAGTAGAGGCAACTCGTAATAAAATTATTTATCCATCGTTAGACCCTGCTATTTTTGAAATTAAATTCCCAAATACTGACATTAAAGGAAGAGCAATATAATGAACTTATTTTACACCGCTTCATCGGACGCAAGCATATACTTACAACAACCATACCAAAATACTGGTATAGATGAGATATTAGAAATATCAAAACAATACTATGGTGATACAAAGGATGTTGCTCGTTCTTTAATTAAGTTTGATTTAACTGCCATATCTCGTAGTATATTTGCAAGAGAAATACCATCTGGTTCATTTACTGCATCGTTAGAATTAAAGTTAGCAGAAGCAAATGAAATACCTGCAACTATAACATTACAATCACATCCGATTTCACAAAGTTGGGAAAATGGAACTGGAACTCGTTTTGATGAAATATCTACAAATGGTGTAACTTGGATTTATCGTAATGGTGATGATACGACTTCAATATGGAACGATGATATAAATGGTATTACTGCATCTTTTACTGCTGGAACGACTGGTTCTTGGACTGGATATGGTGGTAGTTGGTACACTGCTTCATCTGTTACAAATACATATAGTTATGCTTTAGATGATGTAACATTTGATATTACAAATAATGTAAGAAGTTGGTTGAGTGGTAGTATCCCAAATAATGGATTAATTCTTAAATATAGTTCTGCAGCAGAAGAGGATAGAGTTGATTATGGTTCTGTTAAGTTTTTCTCAAAAGAAACAAATACAATCTACCAACCAAAATTAAAAATTAGTTGGCAAGAAACATCACCATCAACTGGTAGTTTAGCAGCGGTAGGTAGTAGACAATACAGAGTGTATTCATCTAATATAAAAAACCAATATAAGTTAGGGCAAAAAGCAGAAATAAAATTATTAGCAAGGGAGTTATATCCAGTTAAACAATTTAACCCAATAACATCTGGTAATGTTTATCCAACATTTGAATATCAAACTGGATACAAACTACCAACTGAAAGTTATTATACTATTAAAGATACAATTACAAAAGAAACTATTGTGCCGTATGATGTAAACTCAAAAGTTATTATGGGAACTGATAGTAATTTAATTCGTTTAAACTTTACAAACTTTGCCTATGGTAGAGTTTATACATTGGTAGTAAAAACAATTGAAGATTACAACGAAGAAGAATTTGAATTGGGTGATTTTGAAATAATCAAATAATGGCGGAAGAAAGAATAAATATTGATTTAACCAATAAGGGTGACGAAACTTTTAAAACAAAGTTATATTCGGACCAATTTGATAATTTAGAATTAGAAAAATCCGTAAATACAAAAGTAACCGAACTCATTAAACCACTTCCAAACCCAAAATTGGATTTGGTGCCCAGACCTATATACGATGCGGAAGTTAAGTTAAATGAAGAATTAAGTTTACAGATTGTAGATTTAAATACGCAAGTAGAAGATTTAACTACTAAACTAAATCAAAAAACAGCAGATAGCGGTTCATTGTATATTTCAAATGATTTCCTTAAATTACAGAATGCAAATTTAGAGAATAGTTTAGCTGCACAAAACAATATAGTTGCAGAATTAAGAACTGGTC